AAGCAAAACTGCGTATTCTATACTGCTTGTTTTTCTACTAATCTTACTGTTTCTTTGTTAAATCCTTCAAATTCCTCTGTTTTTTGCTCAGGAATGACCATTTTTGCCCCGAAAAATGAAATGGGCAAATTCTCTTCTGTGATAGGCTCTTTTGCCACAGTTACCCCATAGAGATCTAAAATCTTGTCAGCACGTGCCATTAGTCCATCTTTTACGATGGGGTCAAGAGACGCATAACGGGCAAAAACAGGGTTGGATTTTATTTCGGTGGAAAGTTCTGTTGGCAGTTTATCGCTGCCTAACAGTTGCTTCATCATTTCTTCCTGGTGAATGAGGCGAGTGAGCAGCATCCAAAGGAAAGCCCGTAACTCTTCTGTGATTTCCATGAGTGTATCTCCCTTACTAATTGTGGTGCCCTTGTATGATACATGATTTATGGGCACATAGCAATAGTTGGAGAGGAAAGTACAAAAGGGGAAGTCAGTCTCCCTGTCTCCGAAACGCATAGGATCACGGAATGCGTATCAACCCAATGAAATTGCGCAAGAGACTGACAATGAGTAGTATAGCATAACGAGTCCTACTAAGGAGGTCCGAAAAATTGGAGAAACATGACAAAACAAACTTTCCCGAACATCCCTTAGTATTCCTCGCTCCTACTAACGTTTTATTCACGCAAAACGATATCATATTGCCATATCCTTTGTACCTTATTGATATGATGTATCATCCATAGGCGTAGTGCCCCATATGGAAACGGCTTTGTTGCAAGGATCGCATCAAGCCCACAACACATAGAGATGGGAGCATAGTCAATGCATGTGTAGGCATGCAGCTTAAAGAGCCACATATCACAAAAACTATCGGTAAGTTCCCCTGGAAGTGTGTTTTCTGGCCTATGTTGCAGGATATATTTCTTTGCCATGTTAATTACTTTCACGTGTGATCGTTACATTGAGTATGATGTGTACTCATGAGAACAAGAGAACGAAAAAATGACGAAGGACAAATCACTCATATCTACTAACGTTTCAATTGACGATGCAACAGAGCTTGACCCATGGGATTTACAACCCGGAGAATCCCCCTTATGGTTTGATCGGTTTACGCAATTTCGGCTGCTCGGACCTCACCGATCCCTCGCAAAAGTGTATCGCCTCTCGCGCCTACGTGAACATGGGAAAGTAGTGGAACGTGATAATGCTCCTTCATTATGGAATGCACGCGCAAAAGAGTGGAAGTGGAGAGAACGAGCAAGTGCATGGGATGCCTACACGCTTGAACTGGTAGAAGAGCAGGCGCATAACGTGTATAACAGCGGTCTTTCTCTTGTGCATGAACGGGTGACAAAACTACAACAGCTTGCGCAAAAGATGGAGAATTACTTATTAGACTCGCGTACGACACGTCTCTCACCCCATCTTATTGAGCAGTACCGTGGCACGCTTGATGATATTGCCAAGGAACTAGGCCAACGTGTGAAGGAAACACGTTTAACTGGTCCTGGTGGTGGACCCGTTGCAATTACAACATCCTGGGGTCGTGGGGGTAGTGCAACGGATGCATGGCAAAAGGTTGTAGATGCCGATGACGCACCGAATACGCCAATCGATAGGGAAGGGAGCTAAGGTACTCTCAACATGGCTTGAAGCCTATCCGCATCGCATCCATGTTTTGACTGTCAATGATGCTGAAGCGGAGCATCTTTTTCAAGCCTTTTACCATAGTTCCTACCTTTCCCATAAAACTCTTTCTTACAATAAGAAATTACGTGAAGTACTCTTTCCTAACGGATCTATCCTTTGTTTTATACAGGACCCGAAAGGTGAACTATGACTGATTATGATAGCCTCCTGCTCCTTGCCGTGTGGCTCATTATTATACTCCAGGTATTTACTCTTACAATTATTGTATTTGGATGCATGAAATACCGAGTTACTAAATCTTCATTTGTAAAAACAATCACATTCCCCCGCTTGAAAAATGTTCGACGTGCCCCTATTTCTACGCAAGAGAGCGGGCATAATCATTTTGGGTACTACTAATGATTAGATCGAAGCAGCAAGCAGCAAAGCCTCTTGAAGTACAGCTTTATACTCCGCATCAAGGTCAAATATTGCTGCATGAGTCTACTGCTCGTTTTCGTGTCATGGCGTGTGGGAGAAGATTTGGGAAAACACTTGCTGCGTCAAATGAGTTAAGTAAGAATGCATTAGAAAACCCCTCAACACTTAATTGGTGGGTTGCCCCGACATATAGACAGACAGAAATAGCATTTGAGATTATGGCAGAGGCTTTAAAGCCAGTGCTAGCTAAACCTGCAAATAGATCTAAAATGCGACTCGATATCATAAATAACTCTGTTATAGAATGTAGATCAGCAGAGCGTTATGAAAATATGCGTGGTGATGGTCCTTCATTTGTGGTATTTGATGAAGCATCGAAGTGCCCGAAAGCTGCATGGACAGAGGTTGTAAGACCGGCACTTGCTGACAAACAGGGCAAAGCTATATTTATTAGTACCCCGTGGGGAAGGGATTGGTTTTGGGAACTCTTCAATCGTGGTCAAGACCCGGACTTCCCTGAGTGGTGGTCACATTCCTTCCCAACTACCTCAAATCCCTTTGTTCCGGCCTCTGAGGTGGAAGAAGCCCGACTCACTCTGCCTTATCATGTGTATGCACAAGAATTTTTGGCAGAGTTCCTTGATGATGCAGCAACGGTATTTCGAGGAATTAATGAATGCGCTATAGGTCAATTTAAAGAGCCGCAAGTAGGGCATGCGTATGTGCTTGGATGGGACCCGGCAAAGTATCAGGACTATAGTGTTTTTACAGTTGTTGACTGTAATACCCGTGAAGTGGTTGCCTTTGAACGGTTTAATGGCATTGAGTATCATCGTCAAATCGATGAGCATTTAGTACCTCTTGTGCGCAAATACAACGAAGCGCACGTTATCATGGACATAACGGGGGTAGGAGATCCGCTTCTTGAGGAAGTGAGAAATCGTGATGTCGGGGCTGAAGGGTATTACTTTACAAACACCAGTAAAAAAATTCTTATTGATGGTGGGGTTGTTGCGATAGAAAAGCAACTGGTGACATTTCCCCCTATTCCAGAACTTGTAAACGAACTCAAGGCATTTAGTTACAGTTTTACAAAGTCACGTAATATTATTTACGCGGCTCCAGAGGGGGAGCACGATGATTGTGTTATCTCCCTTTGCCTTGCCCTTCATGGGGCAAAAATAGGTGGGCAAATTGCCTACGCTGTCTCAAAGTCACGTGATGTTGGAAAAGAAATCTTAGAGTCCTTAAATGTTCCTCAAGAACATAAAGTGGATGATGCGTTTATCATGCATAGGCAAGTGCAAATGGCAAAAGTGCTTCGAGAACTAGGTTCGAGTGCCCCTATGCATGGAAGTACCATAGATAAAGATTCTGGTTGGGGGATAGCTTAATGCTTGACCATATTTCTCCATTACAGCAGTATGTACGCATGGCAGACGTATCAGATGCAGCATGGCAAGAGTATCAGCGACATATGGTAGCTGAAATATGTGCGATATATCGTATATCCCCACAGATAGTAGGGGAAATACGAGAGGGGAAAAGCATGAAATTTGATGAAATACAATTAACGGTAGCAGAGATTGAGAAAATTGCTGCTAGCCTTTACGGTTTATCTGCAAAAGACGCGAAAGAGAAAGAACAAGAACTTCTTCTTGCTATTAGAAAACAGAGAGAACAGGAAGCATTGCATCACATGTTTTCTCGCGGGACATTTAAGCCGGATTTGCAAAAATAATGGAAGAGCAACGTTATACGCATTATAAGCACATACCGATCAATGTAAATGCGCTCGTGTCATTGGAGAGGAAAACAGCGGATTTTAGTGATAAAATAGCGCTTTTCCTTACAAAATCGGTAGGAACAATGACATGTGCGTATGCCTTTGCCGTGCTTGCCATTGTTGGGATGCCTGGGTTACTTCCACCTGGGGTAGCTGTGTGGGTGCAGTGGGTGTCTCAAACGTTTATACAGCTTGTAATGCTTTCTATCCTGATGGTTGGACAGCGTTTAATGAGCAGGCATCAAGAATTACAGTCAGATGAAGCACACCCGTTAGCAAAGAAGCTATGTGCCGATCTTGAGACGATTATAGCGCAGAATAATGAGTTAATACATGACTCGAAAAAAGTACAAAAAGACTAAACCAGTCTCTACGCAACAATGGCAAGATATACCCGAAAATAAGGAACTTGCCGGTTCTTTTGCGCAATTTACGACTGAGATTCAACGTGCGCATGCTGAAGCTCAACAAAAAGCTGTACGGATAGGCGGTCATGCAGAGGATCATCTTAATCTTTCATATGCCACACAACTGCTTAAAAATTCTCCTGAGTTGGTTCCATACGTGGCTGCAATCGCAAAAGAGGCGTCTAGTGTACCAATTGTACAAAAGAGGAATCCAGTAGCGGAAGGTGCTCCAACAACAGCTTTTCAATATATGTCTGGTGGGTGGTCGTCAAACAAGCAGGTAACAGATTCGGTTGTCAATGCACGGGTGCTTCGAGATTGGGCAGACGCAAATGAATGGGTAAGAGCCGCAATTAATGTAAGAAGACAGCAAATAGGCAGAGCTAATATTGCCGTGGTGCCCCTAAATGAGCGTAAACCCTACAATAAAGGTCTGCTCAAGCGTATTCAGACAATCCTTGATCAACCTAATGAGCTACGCCAGAATTACTACGAACTCGTTGCTAGTGCAATGGATGATTTACTGGTACTGGATCGTGCAGTTATCTTAAAAGATATGTCGGTATCGCGCCAACCGCTTAATTTATATAATGTTGATGGGGCATGCATTAAAATTTACCCCGATTGGTCAGGAGACGCAAAAGAGCCACGATATTTATTTGTGTCTGAAAGTGGCACACATAAAGTTCCGCTTCGTAATGATGAAGCTATCGTTATGATGGCAAATCCCGCAACATACCGATATGGCCTATCTCCAGTGCAAATACTTCGTAATACCATTATTGCCGATCTCGCTGCTACAAAATCAGCTATTCAAATGGTGGACATGAAGCCCCCGCCTCATATGATCCAATTGCAAGGAGCTACACAATCACAGCTAGAGCAGATTCGGGCACGCTATGAGTCGGATATTGCCGGGAAGAAAGAAATATTTTGGTTGGGCGGTCAAGGCCCAGCGAACGTATCTTCCCTGGTGTTTTCGGCGCGAGATAATCAATGGCTGGAGTGGCAGGTTTATCTTGCCCGTAAAATAGCTGTTGTCTTTCAAATATCTCCCCAACAGTTAGGCATTACGTACGACATTAATAAAGCTACTGCATCATCACAGCAGGAAATATACGAAGATACCGGATTAATCCCACTACTTTTACTCATAGAAGAGTATTTTAATAGAGAATTGCTTGCAGATTTTACAACAACGGCGCAAGATGGAAGAGCGAACTTCGATGCTCTTAATCTGCGTATTCTCTAT